TACAAGAAAAGGTATGATGATCTAAAGAAACATTATGACAAACGTGTTTCAGAGTTCAAGCAGAAAGAGGAACAGCTTCTTGCTGAAGCTAGGGCAGCAGCCCCTCAGTATCAAGCACCTAAGTCTGTTGAAGAACTGGAGCAGTTTAAGGAAAAGTATCCCGACTTGTATGAGACTGTAGAAACTGTAGCGCACATGCGTAGCGAAGAACAGATTGCAGACCTCCGACAGGAATTGGTAAGCATCAAACAACGCGAAGCTGATATTACTCGTAAAGAAGCTGAAGCGGAGTTGATGTCACGCCATCCCGACTTTAACGATATTCGTGGAGATGATAATTTCCATGAGTGGGCAAAAAGTCAGCCTGAAGAAATACAAGATTGGATTTACAACAATCCTAATAATGCTACTTTAGCAAGTCGTGCTATTGACTTGTATAAGCTTGAAAGCGGTATCCCTCAGTCAAAAACTTCTAAACAGTCTAGACCTCGTTCCTCTAGCGCAGCAGATATGGTTTCTACAAAGACCAGAACTGTTGATGCTAAAGAAGCAAAGGTTTGGACAGAACGGGAGATTGCCCGTATGTCTGTAGATCAGTTTGATAAATATGAGGATGAAATCAATCAAGCTATCTCTGAAGGCAGGGTAATCAAAGGATAATTTTGTCTAATTTTGAGGTAATACATTATGGCTTATAATCAGGCCGATCAGTATTTTGAACCAGCAACAGATACCGATGCTAACTTTGGTAACTCCGTAAGTGGTCAAACCAATTCATTCTTCCTACCTGCCGTTTACAGCAAGAAGGTACTTAACTTCTTCCGTAAGGCAGCGGTTGCTGAAGCAGTCACTAACACTGACTACGCTGGTGAGATTTCCGCTTATGGAGATTCTGTTAAAATCATTAAAGAACCTACCATCACTGTTTATCAGTACGAGCGTGGTCAGGACGTAACTCAGACCAAGTTGACAGATCAGGAAATTACTCTGGTCGTTGACACTGCTAACGCTTTCAAGTTCATCGTAGATGATATTGAAGCTAACATGTCTCATGTAAACTGGCGTGAAGTTGCAGCTTCTTCTGCTGCTTACTCACTCCGCGATGCATTTGACGAAAATGTATTTAGCAAAATGGTCTCTGGTCTTTCTGCCGCTACTCCGAATCACATCCTTGGTGCTGATTCTGCTACTGCTCTGGGTGCTGGCGTTTATGATGGTGCTGGTGCGGTAGACCTTGGCGTTGCTAGTGAAACCGATCCTCTTGATCTTATGGCGCGTATGGCCCGTCTTCTTGACGAGCAGAGCGTACCTGAAGAAGGTCGTTGGTTCGTAGCTTCTCCTGACTTCTATGAAGAACTGTCACAGACAGATTCTAAACTGCTGTCAGTAGACTACAACGGTGGACAGGGTTCCATCAGGAATGGTCTAGTAGCTGAAGGTAAGCTGCGTGGCTTTAGCATGTACAAGACTAACAATATGCCTTCTCAGTCTAATGCCACTGGCGTTTGTCTGGCTGGTCATATGTCTGCTACTGCTACTGCACAGACTATCGTTAACACTGAAGTAATCCGCGATCCGTCATCTTTTGGTGACATCGTTCGTGGTCTTCATGTTCACGGTGTTAAAGTATTGCGTCCCGAAGCAATGGTCGGTGCGTACTACATTATTGACTAATAGTTGATAGGAAGGTGGGGGTAGGAAACTGCCCCCATTCTTTTATGAGAAAGAAAGGCATAAATTTAAAAGCTAGAAACAAGCACAGAGGTAGACCCCGCAAAAGTCAGGTGTCGCGTGAACAGTATGCACAAAACTGGGATCGTATATTTAAAAAGGATAAATAATGGCAGCAACATTTTTAACTATCACAAATGAACTTTTGCGTGAATTAAATGAAGTCCCATTAACTTCTGCTAACTTTGCTTCAGCTACGGGCATACAGCAGCATGCTAAAGATTGCGTTAATAGAGGGTACTTAGACATAGTTAACTATGAACCTAAGTGGCCTTTTCTTGCTACTGCGGAAAGCGGTGCAACAGACCCAATGTATGGTAACGTCTATGTTGAAACTACTGCGGGTATACGCTGGTACGAACTAAAAGCTGCCAGTTCAGATGTAACAACTGATTATGGCTCAATTGATTGGGATACTTTTTATGTAACTACAATCGGAGTTACTGATGAGACTGCCCCATATGTTTCTAAGAATCTAAAATTTTTAACCACGGAAGAGTGGAAAGATTTTAGGCGTACCGCAGAAAATGCAGATGATGCGGATACGCAGACTTGGGGAGAACCCCGTTTTGTTATTCGTAGCCCAGACTCTCGTAAGTTTGGACTAAGCCCAATTCCTAAGCAAACTTATCGTATTTGGTTTTATGCTTGGGATTTACCAACAGAGCTATCTGCATATTCAGACACAATAGTGTTTCCAGATTTATACAAGCCCGTCTTAATGGCTAGGGCAAGATACTACATTTGGCAGTTTAAGGATAACCCACAGGCTGCTGCATTTGCGTTAGATGACTATAACAAAGGGCTAAGAAGCATGCGTTCTAATCTTCTTGATCCTACCCCATCATATTTCAAAGACGATAGAGTGGTATTTATTTAATGTCTCAACCATTTGGTCTTTCATGTAGGGGAGGGTTAAATACTAACCTTAACCAGTTTGATATGCTGCAACAGCCGGGCTTTGCTACGCAGCTAATTAATTTTGAAGTAGACCCAGATGGTGGTTATAGGCGTATAAATGGTTACGCTAATTATGGAACAACTAGACCTGAGGGGGCAACAAAAATTCATGGTGTTTTTCCTTATGCACTAGGTCTTGTTGTATGTGTAGACACAAGTATTTACTACACTGAAGATGGCACAACATGGACTCAGATTAATAGGGATACAGGCCATGCTGGAGTTACTGAAGCTAATCTCAGTTCTCAGGCAGAATTAGACAGACCTAATCAAGGTCAGGCTCAGTTTGCAATAATGCGCGCACCTACTGGACACACAAGTAGTGCTTATGGTTCGCTAAGTATTGCAACAGGCTCAGACAAGATGGCACACTTTCATATTGATGGTACAGGTGCTAGTAGAGTATTTGTTTACGAAGAAATAGCTACTCCTGCTGCTGCTACATATGTTGAAAATCATAACAAACATATTTGTGTTGTTGATACGGCAAACGCCCCCGCAACTGTTTATTACAGTAAAACAAATGATGACAGAGATTTTACTGGTGTTGGTTCTGGTTCAGTAACAATTGATGATAGAATCACAGGTATTAAAAGCTTCCGTGATTCTCTTTATATTTTTTGTCAGAATACAATACACAGATTAGATAACATTAATGACGCGGCTTCTGTGGCTGTTTCACAGATTACATCTAACGTAGGCTGTGTAAATGGATATAGCATCCAAGAAATTGGTGGCGATGTTTTATTCTTAGCACCAGACGGTATTCGTCTTGTAGCTGCAACAGCCCGTATTGGTGACGTTGAGTTGAGTTCTGTATCAAGACAGGTACAATCTATCGTTGCAAACATTGCTTCAAATATAACTGATTACACTATAAGCAGTGTAGTTTTAAGAAACAAGTCACAGTACAGATTGTTTTACACACCAGCTGGTTCATCTATTTCTGCGTCCAAAGGATTAATTGGAACGCTCACACCAAATGGATTTGAGTGGTCAGAAACAGAAGGGATACAAGCCCCTGCAATCTCATCTGCATTTTTAAGTAATGGTGTTGAAAAAACATATCACGGAGATAACTCTGGTTATATTTACGAACATGATAGCGGTAACTACTTTTATCAGACAGGTACAGCCCAGACTATATCAGCAAGATACAAAACACCAAACCTAGACTTTGGTGATGCTGGTACATTAAAAACATTACACTATGCAAAAATTTCATTAAGCCCTGAAGGTGAAGTACAGCCAACATTTCGTGTTAGATTTAATTACGAAGATACAGCTATTCCTCAACCAGCTGATTACACATTAACTGAAGTACAAACTCCTTCATTGTTTGGGTCAGCGATATTTGGAATAAACGCATTTGGTGGTTCACTAGACCCGCTAGTAAGACAGTCGTTACAGGGGAGTGGGCATGTAGTTAGTTTTAGGCTTTCAAGTGATGACAATAACGCTGCATATTCAATAAACGGTTTATATATAGATTATATGCCTTCGGGTAGGAGATAAGAAAAAATGGCTGGAACTAGTTACACTAGACAAAGTACATTTGCAGATGGGGATACTATTACTGCTTCGTTATTTAATGACGAGTATAACCAGCTAGTAAATGCGTTTTCATATTCAAGCAGCGGTACAACTGGACACAGGCATGATGGCACGGCTGGTGAGGGCGGTAACATTTATGTTATTGGTGATGAAGCCTTTTTAAATAAGATTGAAGTTGATAGCACTAATAACCGCTGGGGCTTTTATGTAGAAGTAAGTAGCGCAGCTGTAGAACAGATTCGCATTCAAGATGGTGCAATTGTTCCGGTAACTGATAATGATATTGATTTAGGCACATCTTCATTAAAGTTTAAAGACCTGTATTTAAATGGCACAGCTACTATAGACACGCTTACTATAGATGCTGCTACTATTGGAACTACACTAAACGTTACAGGTGCAACAACTCTTTCTAGCACATTAAGTGTTACAG